GTTACAGGTGAATTGACCATAGGCGATGCATCTGCAGCAACAACAGGAAAAGCTATAGCAATGGCTTTGGTTTTTGGATAAAATTAGGAAAATATTATGGCAACACCAAATTTAGTAAATGTTTCAACGGTTACACCATTTACCATAGCAGGAGCGGTGACTCAAGCAGGTGCGGATGTAATTGATGTCGCAGCTGACAAGGTTAGAAAAATAAACACCATTATTATTTCTAATGTTGATGGCACAAACGCTGCTGATGTTACAGTACAAGTATCAGTAGACAATGGTTCTAACTATTATGCCATTGCTTCAACTGTCTCAGTTCCAGCAGATGCGACCTTAGTAGTAATAGATAAAAATTCACAAGTTTATTTAGATGAAACAGATTTATTGAAATTAACAGCTTCAGTTGACAATGATTTGGAGTATGTTATTTCAGGTGAAATCTTAGATGATGCTTAAGGAGTACAAATATGGCTCACTTTGCAGAACTTAATTCAAGCAACGAAGTATTACGAGTAATAGTAATATCCAACGATGATGTAAATGCTAACGGAGGAGAATTATCCTCTGAGGCAGAAACATTTGTAGCATCTATCGTTCCACATTCAGAAGATGGAACAGCTTGGAAACAAACTTCATACAACAGTAATTTTAGAAAACAATACGCAGGTATAGGTCATACCTATGATGCAAGTAAAGATAAATTTATCTTGCCACAACCTTTTCCCTCTTGGTCATTAGATTCTAACGATGACTGGCAAGCACCAGTTACCTATCCAACAATTACAGAAATAGATTCAGAACCAGTCCTAATTTCTTGGGATGAAGATAATCAAAAATGGCTAGGAGCAACCCATAGCGGTGATCCAATAGTTACAACCAATTACGAATGGGATGCTACTAATCTGCAATGGAATGAGGCCTAACCATGGCTAATTCTAATGGCGGAATAGTAGGTGTCGATAATCCACCAGTCGATCAAGTTGAGGTTATAACAACTTTTAACTCTACAGGTACTTTAACCACAGCACCTTACACAACCGAAATTCAATACCTTGTTATTGCAGGAGGCGGTGGCGGAAGTGGAGATATAAATGGTTCAGGTGGTGGCGGAGCAGGTGGCTATCGTTCATCAGTTCCAGGCGAAAACTCAGGAGGCGGAGCATCCGCAGAACCTACCACTCCAGTATCAGGCGGAAGCCCTTATCCAGTAATAGTGGGTGCAGGTGGAGCAGGTGGAGCATTTCCACCAACCGCATTTACAACTGGAGGATTTAAAGGCTCAGATTCAACTTTAGGCACTCCCTCACCCATTACCTCAACAGGAGGCGGTGGAGGTTCTTGGGGTCCCGAGCAGCCTGCACCAGGATCAAAAGAGGGTGGCTCGGGTGGCGGTTCTTCCTATGGTCAACCTGGCGGAGCAGGAACTGCAAACCAAGGTTATCCAGGCGGTGCAGCAGTTTATAGTGGTAGCTCAAATAATGGTGGCGGTGGCGGTGGCGGTGCAGGAGCCGCAGGCTCAGACCGACCTAATCCCGCACCTGGCCAAGCAGGCGAACCTGGAGGTATTGGCGTAGCTTCTTCTATTACTGGTTCTCCCGTATACCGTGCAGGCGGCGGTGGCGGAACAGGTAGATTTGAAGGACCTGAAGGTATTGGCGGAAACGGTGGTGGCGGAGACGGTGCACCTAATTCTCAAGGTAAAGGACAAGATGGTACAACTAATACTGGTGGCGGAGGCGGTGCTGGTGGAGGAGTTTTTGCTCCACGTGATCCTAGAGCAGGTGGTGCTGGTGGTTCAGGAGTCGTTATTGTAAAAGAACCCAGTAAAGGATATGCAGCCTCAGGAGTATGGGATATGAACGCCCTTTATGACAATGTGAAAGCAGGGACATGGACAAATGCCTAGATTAATCGGAGCAGCACAAACAGTAACTTTAACGGATAAGGTTAATACTTTTAATTCAAGTGGCACTTTCACCTCATCACCTGTTACAACTACTGTAGATTATTTGGTAGTTGCTGGTGGAGGTGCTGGCAATACTGGAGGCGGAGGAGCAGGGGGTTTTAGAACAGGATCAAGTTTTCCTGTAAGCTCATCTACAGCATACCCTATAACAGTTGGTGGCGGTGCTGCTGGTGCACCAATGGAGCCTGGTGAAGGTGGTGGCAGAGGCTCTGCTGGAAGTCCATCTGTATTTTCTTCAATAACTTCTGCTGGCGGTGGCGGTGGCGGTAGTTCAGGTCCACATTATCCTGCTGAACAAGTGGGAGGAGATGGTGGATCAGGCGGAGGAGCAGGCTTTGGTCCTACCCAACCAGTAGGCGGAGCAGGTAATACACCACCAGTAAGCCCTTCTCAAGGAAATCCAGGTGGAGGTAAATTAAATGATTTCTCTCCATGGGGTGCTGGCGGTGGAGGAGGTGCTTCACAAGCTGGTAATCCAGGACCAGGAAATGTTGGTGGACCAGGAGGAGATGGCTCACCATCAACCATATCAGGCTCAGATGTAACTTACGCTGGCGGAGGTGGTGGAGGCGGAGATGCTGCTGCAACTTCAGGCGGTGCAGGTGGCGGAGGTACTGGCGGTGGTAGCACATCTAGTCCAACATATCCAACTAGAAATGGAACTGCAAATCTTGGTGGAGGAGGCGGAGGTATGAGTATTAACCCTGAACCAGCAGCTCTTTTTGCAGGTAATGGCGGTAGCGGTATTGTTATTGTCAAAGACCCCAAAGGAACTTTTATAGCCTCAAGTGTTTGGGATTTACGAACTCAGTTTATTCAGAAAAAAGCAAATAACTGGTATTAAGAACAAACTTTCTTTTAAACCACATCTAAATTATACTGATCTCTTAAGAGAGAGAAGATGAATCTAAAATACTATTACTGGTACTTTCAATCAGCCATACCTGAGAGAATATGTGATGACATAGTTCGTTATGGTCAAGAGCAAGATAAACAAACTGCCCTTACAGGTAATACTGGCAGAAGTGCTGAAAATATTACTAAACTAGAACTTAAAAACATTCAAAAGAAACGCAAATCTGATGTTGTATGGATGTCAGATAGATGGATATACAAAGAAATACAACCTTACATCTATCAAGCAAATGCAAACGCTGGTTGGAATTTTGAGTGGGATTGGTCAGAGGCTTGTCAATTTACCGAATACAAGAAAGGTCAGTTTTACGATTGGCATTGCGACTCTTACGAAGAACCTTATAATAACCCTGAAAACCCAACAACACATGGTAAGTTAAGAAAACTTAGCATGACTGTATCTTTAACTGACCCTGACGAATATGAAGGTGGTGACTTAGAGTTTGATTTTAGAAACACAGACGAAGGCTCACAGCCAAGAATATGCGAAGAAATTAGAAAGAAAGGTAGCGTGATTATCTTTCCATCTTTTGTTTGGCATAGAGTCAAACCAGTAACCAAAGGAATACGACACTCCTTAGTGTGTTGGAATTTAGGATATCCATTCAGATGAGCTTTAAGAAAAATAAATACCAAGTTATTAAAAACGCTATATCAAACGAGTTAGCAAATTTTTGTTACCAATATTTTTTAAATAAACGAGCTGTAGCAAGACATTTATTTGATAGTAAGTTTATATCTCCTTATACAAATTATTTTGGGGTATGGAATGACACTCAAATACCTGAAACTTATTCACATTATGGTGATATCGTTATGGAAACTTTATTACAAAAAGTAAAACCTGTGATGGAAAAAGAATCAGGTGTAAAGCTAACTGAAACTTATTCGTATGCAAGAATTTATAAAAAAGGTGATGAGTTAAAAAGACATAAAGATAGATACTCTTGCGAGATATCTACCACCATGAACTTAGGTGGTGATGATTGGTCAATCTTTTTAGAACCATCAGGTGAAGAAGGTAAAAAAGGCGTAGAAGTTAAACTTGAAGCAGGTGATATGCTGATGTATCGTGGTTGTGATTTAGAACATTGGAGAGAACCTTTTGAAGGTGAAAACTGCGGTCAAGTATTCTTACACTATAATGATGCAAGCAGCAAAGATGCACGAATAAATAAATTTGATAAAAGACCTATGCTTGGTTTACCTGATTGGTTTAAAACAAATGGTTGAAGTTTTTGATTGTCCTGTTATCTCTAAAATTAATAATAAAAAATTTAGAAATAAATTAGTTCAATACACTTTAGAAAATAAATGCTGCTCTACTTATCCTGATTGCAACCATCCTCAAATACAAAGTGATTTAAAAGCAGATGAAGCATTTCCTTGTATTAAAAAATCTATATTTAATTTATTTACTAATTATTTAGAAACTAAAAATTTTAATTTTTATAAAAAGAATGTTTGGATCTATTACGCTCCTAAAAACACTAATACCAAAAATGTTAGGCACAATCATTTTTTTAAAGGCATAGCTAATACTCAGGTTTCTGCACTTATGTATATAACACCAACTGACTTGGGTACAGATTTTTATGACTTTAAAATAAAACCTGAAATTAACAAATGGTATGTATGGCACTCAGGACTATTTCATGAACCTGAAGATGGAGTCACGCAAGAAGATAGATTGGTGATAGCCTTATCTTCAGTAATAGTTTAATGTTTTTAAAATTTCCAAAATTTTTATCTAAAAACTACGAGCAAAGAATCGTTCATGCCAAAAAAAGTATATAATTACAAAAAAATTGAGGTAAAACAGTATGGAAGTATTAATACCATTAGCAGTAGTAGCAGTAGTGATCGCTTGGTCTATTGAAAGATTTAAGCCTGAACTTTGGAGCAAAATAGTAGCCAAACTATCCTGGAAAAAATGATTTTTTAGACATGCTAAAATACAGGCATGTCGAAACTCTGCAAAACCGCATTATTACTGGCTTTTTTGCCTATTTATGGCTATGGCCAACAAACAGGATCTTGTGATGCTGGAACCCAGTATTGTGAAGCGAATTCGTTAAACACTCAAAACACAACGGTTACAACGAACACTAATTCCAATACCAATAACAACATCAACTCTTCGACTTCGACTTCGACCAATACGAACAATAACAATAATGTAAATACTTCGACATCAAATAATGTAAATACAAATACGAACAACAATACAAATGTCAATACCTCAACCGTTACACAAAATTCAACGGTTAATCAAAATGTTAGTAATACTTCAACATCAACAAACACAAACATAAATCAAAATAATAATGTTTCGCAAAATACAAATATCAATGAATCGACTTCTGAGTCAAATGTTACAACTGACAACACTAACAATAACTTTAACAACAATGTCAGCAATTCTACTTCTGACAATACCAATAGAAATATTAATCAATCGAAGTCAGAGCAAACGATCAACCAAAATGTAAAAACAGAAGCACCCCCTGCTAGTGCTATTGCACCTTCTATCATGTCTTACTCACAAGATCTATGCACCACAGGTGTATCAGGTGCATTCCAGGGCCAAGTATTTGGTTTATCAGGCGGCAAAACCGTGGTAGATCAAAACTGTGAAAGACTAAAACTATCAAAATATTTATATGACATGGGAATGAAAGTGGCCTCTGTAGCTTTGCTTTGTCAGGACGAAAGAGTATTTAAGGCCATGAACATGGCTGGTACACCCTGTCCATACCAGGGCAAAATTGGTGATGAAGCAGCTGTAGCCTGGGCATCAAATCCCGTTGACAGGCCTGATATAGATGCGGCACTTAAAGATTTCATAAAATCATGCACCAAAGAATTAAATCCCAACAGAGCAAACATCAATAGAGATGTTGTGGGTGCAGTAAAAAAAATCTATACAAGAAAAACTAAAACAGAGAGACAATGCAAAAAAGAGTTCTATGGCTAGCAGGCCTTTTTTGTCTCCAGGCATTTCCCCAATACATTTACGAATCTAATCAAGCATTAGTAGATCTAACAAACCATACAGAGGTTACCTATTTAACATCGGGAGATGATGGTATTTCTGCATCTTTTGAGCTTGGTTTTGATTTTACATTTTATGATCAAACATTTTCAACAGCCAGGATGGCCACCAATGGCTGCCTTCACTTTGGCCTAACATCAACCAATTACAATGACTATTGTGGAGATTACACACCCGATCCTTTACCTAAAAACAATTACAGCATTTATCCCTTTTGGACCGATTTAATTGCAGCAGATGCAAACGCAAAAATGGCCGCTAAAAATTTTAATGACAAGATTGTTTTTGGTTGGTACAAAATGCAAGAATATTATCGCCAGGACTCTTACAATAGCTTTGAAGTTATTCTTTGGAATAATAACTCTTTTGATATTAGATACGGAGATCTTGATGTTGTCGATCACGATGTATTAATTGGCGAACAGGGTAATTCAAATCAAATTTACACCTATTATTTTCATGATGAATGTAATACTGGTTCTTACAACGACACGGATTGTTTTAATTATGACTGGAATAACTCTGATAAAAACAAAAACCTAGAAAGCGGTGGATCCTTGTATGGATCAAACAGTGGTAACAGTATAGATTGCAAGGATCCTTTAAATGATTCTAGTTGCGATGGTTATGAACAGGCCTACCAGGATCAACAATGCAACCTGGACTCTCTCTATTCAACTCAATGCAGCGGTTATCAACAGGCCTATCAAGACCAACAGTGCAGTATAGATGCTTTATATTCAACCGAATGCTCAAATTATGAACAGGCCTATCGAGACTATGAATGCGAATTAGATCCTCAATACAGCCCAACATGTTCAGGCTATATTCCTGAAGTGGCCGCAATAGTGGTTATTCAATCAGCACCCATGGAATATGAAACCTATCAAATCATTGACAACGAACCAGTTATTTACGAAGAACCTATAGAAGAAAGTTACACAGAAGAATTTTATTTTAATGAACCAGCCCATGAAGAAATTTACATAGATCCAATTATTAATGTAATAGAAACCTATGATCCTATAACAGAAACGGTTCCTGTTATAGACGTATTTGATGCTGAAGAGTTAATTGAAGTTTTTACCACCAATGAACAATTAGAAGAAATACAAGAATTTATTGAAGAAGATCCCGTAGAAGAGATTGTAGAAGAAATAATTGAAGAGCCTTTTGTTGAAGAAGAACCTATTGAACAGTTGATGGCAGAAGAGATGGCCGAAGAACAAATTATTGAAGAACAACCACTCGAAGAGATTGTAGAAACTTTTGAAGAAAATCCAAAAGGTAATAGCATTGCACGGGCCCTAAAAGTTGTAGCACAAACCATGCGAACAGCATCCGATAGCTATACCACTCAAAACAACATAGGTAACACAGAAACCAACCAGGCCAGCGGCATAAGCACATCATCCTCACCATCTATATCAGATCAAATACTTTCAGCTAACGCTCAAACTAACACGGTTTTACAACTAAATGATGCCTCTAGCTTAAGCGACAATACAATAACCATAACTCCGCTTTTTACTTTAGACGACACGGTTCTTGCTGATGTACAGATAAATAACATGCAAGATGAAATTATGGATGCAACATCTACAGTTATGACAGCATCCGAAGCAGATAAAATTGCAGATCAAATACTAGCTAATAATTTAAAAGAAGCACAAGAAACCATTGAAGAAGAGCAAGAAGAATCAGGAGAATATGCTGATCAAACAAGACTGGTTGCATACCTAGGATATGTGCCAGGATTCAACGCTTATCAAAAAATGGTTTTAGAAGATAGAGACACCTGGTATGAAACTAAAGACATTTATAAAAATGCTATAATTTTAGACAACACAAATGCTTACAATGATATGGCCAGCAGAAACATTGGCAGATTACAAAGCATGATAGATTTACAGGTAAATTTATGAATTTCTTAGAATCAAAATTAGCTCAATTAGTCGCCCTAGGCGGATTAGCAGCAACCATTGCAGGCTTTGGCTATGCTGGTGCTGGATATGTTCAAAGAATTGAGGCCCTAGAATCACAAACATCTATTTCGTATGAAGAAGATATCAATGGTCTGCAAGCTCAAATGCTAGTCATAAATGAAAAATTAAACAAACTTGAATTACTTACTAAATTAGAAGATAACGTCACTCAAAATAATCAAAACTGGGCCTTGCTTAAAGAGCAACACATGAACTCAAAAACAAGCCTTGAAAAACAGATTAAAGACTTAGAAGCTAAGTTAGAAAAAAACAAAAACCCACTAGCAAATTAATCATGCCAAAAGCCACAACAGAACAAGTAGCAGCTTCTCTTCACGCACATGAGGTCCAATGTGAAGAAAGATGGAAAACTATTTTTTCTGAGACTTCAGACATTAAAGATCAAATAACCGATTTACATAAAACCATTAGAACAGGAACATTTGGTTTATTGGGATTTGCTGGAGCTTTGATCATTGCTTTATTATCAGGTATATTACCTCTTAATTAATTATGTCTTTAAAAAATTTATTATCAGGCAAACTGAAAAACGTAGTTGGTAGCATAGCCCCAACATTAGGATCTGCATTAGGCGGGCCTCTTGGTGGCATGGCTGGCAATGTCATTTCAGAAGTTCTTGGGGTTCCCAACGATCCAAAAGCCATTGAGCAAGCAATACAAAAAGCAACACCTGAACAAATGTTACAGCTTAAAAAAGCTGAACAAGAATTTCAGGTTCAAATGAAAGAATTAGATGTAGATGTATTCGAGCTTGAAGTACAAGACAAACAAGATGCAAGAAAAAATTTCAGCAGAGATTGGACAGCTAGAATCATGGGCACAGCTGTGGTCGGTGGATTTCTCGGTTACATATTCTTAGTCACATTACAACCGCCTGAACAAAATTCTGAAGCACTCATTAACCTTGTGCTTGGATATCTTGGAGGATTGGCGAGTGCGGTTATTTCGTTTTATTTCGGAGCTTCTAACAGTCCTGACAAGGAGTAAAAAAATGCATATTTCAGACGAGGGTTTGGAACTAATCAAGCACTTTGAAGGTTGCGAGCTTGAAGCCTATAAGTGTGCTGCTGGAGTTTGGACCATAGGTTATGGCCACACCAAAGACATTCAAGAAGGTGATAAATGGTCACAAGATAAAGCAGATTTTATGTTGTGGCGAGAATTGGAAGAAGAATATGAGCAATATGTTCATGATTATGTTCATGTTCCTCTCAATCAAAGTCAATTTGATGCCTTGGTTTCCTGGACTTATAACTTAGGCCCAGCAAATTTAAAAGCATCAACCATGCTTAAAAAACTAAACAATGGCGAATACGAAGAAGTTCCAGCACAAATGGCTAGATGGAATAAAGCAACTGTAAACGGCAAAAGAACAGTTTTAGAAGGCCTAACCAGGAGAAGAAAAGCCGAGGGACAACTTTTTGAAGGCAAAGATTGGCGGCTGGTATAAATTAATATATACTTATTTTGAGAATGCAGGGCTGGTCTTTCCTCCTACTTCATCATCTACCTAAAATCCAGCCCACCTAAATATG